CTTTTAGGGCTAGGGAAGAATTCCCTGCAAAATCAACAACTTACAGAAGGGCTAGATCGCCCTCTAAGGGATCCTGACCGAAACCTCTTCCCTTGGTATGGATTCAACGTAAAAGTCGCTTATAAAGCCATCTGAGGACTTCCATGAGGACGTTTCCTTGACCCAGTTAAAGGTTACGGCAACCAGTCGGGCTGTGCGATAGTCACGATAGATACAAACCAAAGATGATTCGAATTCGGCACTGCGCACTTCGGCTGGGACTTTGTTGCCATCTGAGTCAGTGATGTAAATGATTGTGTTAGACATTTTTCTTTTCTTTGACAGGTAAGGTAATCATACCAGCTTCAGCAACCAGCTTTGCGGTAATCTTTGGATACATCTTATTTAGTTTCTGATCCTTTACTGCCAACAAAATCTTTGCTTCACTTGGATGAATGCTTTCCAGCAATCCAATGAACAATGCTTCACGTTTGATCGGTTGAAGATCTGCACGACAGAACACATACAACCTACGCATCTCTTGCGTAAAGTTTGTTGGTGACATACCAATTGGCGCAGCATCTTCTGTATATGGTGGGTCGCCTTCTGGTAACACAAACTTATGTTCTTTCTCAAATGCATGCATAAACAATATCTTTAGTGCCGCATTGTCTTTCCACTTCTCAAGTGTCTTGGGATCACCACTGATCTCCGTAAGCATCTCAGGAATAAATCTAGCCATTTTAAAAGTCCTCAAGTTCTTCTAATAAAAGTTTGCATCGATGGTTGGCAAGATAAGTCATAATCTTCATCTTATCTTTGACAGGTTTACTATTTATATAAGCTGTAATAACGTCTTGTTCAATATCTGTTGGGATGTGATCAAAGTCAACCAACGTGCAATTCCGATGCCAGTTGCGACGTTCATCATCGTTCTTGCATGCGAGAAAACCATTCTCAATAAACTCTTGAAGTCGCTTGGCACTTACTGGTTTTTGACGCTCGCCTTTAACGAATACATCATCGGCTGAAAGGATATTTGGAATGCCATCATCACCAGCTTTAACAATGTGAGTAATCTTTTTCTCATGAAGTTCTTTCATGGTTGTCTTGATATACTTTCTTTGCATCGGTGACCACTGAGTTACGTTGTCATACTTTTGCAGTTGGATAAAGTCACCATCGGAAGAAAGGACAAGAACTTTTTGTGGCTCTTCTACCAATCCCTGTTGAACTAGTACATTCTCCTGCGAGTACTTTGCAAGCACAGCAATAATGTCATCGGCTTCTGCACGATCGAGATGAAGAACCCTGTATGGAAAATTCTCAACAAGGTCGTTACGTAACTGAGACAGCGTATCAAAGATCAAAGTCCAGTTAAGGTCTGATGCATCACGTGCTTTCTTACGACCAGCTTTGTAGTGTTCAAAGAATTCTCTGCGCCAGTACTTACGACCATCGCAACAGATAACCATCTCACCATACTCATTGCCATACTTTTTCTTGTAGTGCTTTAGAGTAGATAAAGTAGTATGACGAATGAGATTAATGATCTCAGCCTCAGAGCCACGTGTTAGTTCTGCCTTGAATGACAGAAAGTTTGCCAGTGCTACTTGGCTGTAATCAACTAGAATCATTTTACTTCTCTCATTTTGTTTTGCAATTCTTCATAAACTTTGTTTTCAATATTGTACTTCCACTGCACGGCATCTACTTCATAATCAAAATGTGGACTCAGGTGCGTTCCTGTTTCATCATCCACGTAGTAGTATGTTATGTTGACGTCATCGCAAACGAGTCTCATGATAACTCTTTTATTTCTTTGCGTTGTTCTGTAACTATCAATTCTAATTCTTCGATTCGTTTAGTTGCTCGAGCAAGTTGCTGTTCAAGTTCAGCCATTCGATTTCCCATGGCTAAGATTGCTTCGGTTTCTAGTTGCTGTACTGTTTTCATTGGAACACTTTCAATAGAATACATTCTTCGTTGATACGACCATTGACCTTTTGCTCTTGCGTGGTCAATCCCTTAAATGCCTGATTCAGTGGACGCTTGGTCAGCGTTGCATATACACTTACCTGCTCTGGTTTGCGCATAGTCTTGGAGCCAGAGTTATCGGGATCGTAACCAACGATGCTTGTACCTTTAACAGACAAACCCTTTGGATCAATCGCACGATATACCTGCAGTTTGCGATACTTGGAATTAAACACCCACAGTTCTTGAGCATTGACGATACCCGATGCTGGCACAGACTTGATAGCGTATTCGGTATCTTCTTTCTTGTACTTCATCTTGGCAACGATAACACCAGCTGGCTTTTCTTTGCGTTGACGTGGCTTGCGTGTTGCTTTGGCTACCTGAACCTGCGCACCAGCTGCATCAATGATTGACTGATACAATGCTGCAAGTTTCTTCAGCTTTGCTTTCTTAAAGTTGGAATAACCTTCAACCAATTGCTCATCTTTGCCTTCGATGGCTTCATTCAGTTCTTCCACTGTATTGACGTAGAATGAACCGATGATCTTAGCCACTGGTCCTGACGCATTTAATCGCTTCATAAGTTCTTTGGCATCGAATGACTTGTCTTCAAGAACAAAGTCATCAATTGCACCATCAAAGTCACCAGCCAACTCACGTGCTTTAGATTCAATACGATCTTGCAATGATACAACAGTTGCCACTGGTTTGTCGTCTTTAACAACAACCTTTACTGGCTCTGGTTTCTGCGTCAATGTAGTAAGCACAGCTGTTCGTTCTGCTAGGAATGCAAGTTCCTTTTCGGCAACTGGTTGTTCACGCATGATTAAACGTGCGATGATACCAGCATGCCTAAACAGATGAGGATCCAACTTCAACAACGCCACTGCCAATTTCTTGTCAGTTTGCGCAACATAAGAAACAAACCACTTTTGTTTGTCCTTGTCATCATTTTCTGAGTTGTAATGATTCAAAGCAATAATAAGAGACGATGTGTAACGATCGCCCTCAGTTAGCGTTGGCTCACCAGCACCCAACAGTCGTTCGGTTAATTGTTTACGTTTTATGGTATTTGACATGTATCGCTCCAGTTTATAATATAATTATACATGAGAACCGAATTAAAGTCAAGTGATAACCCTCAACCCTGTAGGGTTATTTGGACTTCCGAAAATCCACAAGTCCACGAAACCACATTCCAAGAAGCACGATTGCAGCCCATGTTTCCCATGTGTAAACGATTGCAAGTGCTGGGAACAGCGTGTTCAGTGCCCAGATTGTTAGCAGTGGTCCAAAAATTAAAAAGAAAATAACCAATACCGCTATACCTATGATTGCGAATGTTGTTTTCATTGTGCTTGTCCTTGTACGATTGTTTCGTAGAGATCCTCGAATTCTTCATGCGAAGCAACTTCTTCATTGAAGTTCTGTTTGTGATACACACGAGCCATCTTGTTTAGAGTTTTCTTGGACAATTGAAACTCAGCTGACATTTCCTTTACGGATTCTTTAATGTAATCACGCTCTGCTTCGATACGTGTCATGCTACCAGAAATTTCTGCCAACATCTTTTTGATCTTCTCACGATCAACAGGAGATGAAATAGATTGTGTCATAGCCACTCAATATGTGTTAGGGTTGAAGTTTTGAAAGAACGCCATTCGTTGATACTCAAATCGAATACCTGAACCGCATCACCAGTTGTCTTGACGCCATTGCCAGTTGGAATCATATCGGCTGGGATCTTACTAAAGTCACGAGTGCAATGCATGTTGCGACTTGTTCCATCTTTCTTGGTAAAGGTTACATTGATTTCCTTTTCGGAAAGATACTCTTTAAACCAATCAATGAATTCATCTGATACAATCAGTTCTTCCATGTTGGTGCCAGATGCTTTTGCCATGCTGATAAAGTCCATACCACTGTTACTTGTTAAGTTCATTTTTCACTCCATTAAAATAATCACAAATCATCATAAGTTGCTTCTTCTCTAGGAAGAGTTCTTTCTTGTTTTCAATCTCTTGGTTCTTCCAAATAGATTTTGAAACAATCTTTAGATGGTACATTCCTGGTGGCTGTGGAATTTCTTCACAGGTAAAATGTACCCCATATTCTTCACTGAAACCTATTTCAAGTATTTCTTTCATATGCAACTCCATGTTCTGTGGTCTTCAGCCACATGCTCTAATCCGTCGTATTCATGTACATGCCACTTAACATCAACTGGCACTTCAACGATGCGAATGTCTGCTGCGAAACCATTTACGTCTTCACCCATCTCCTCGATGACTGCAATCAGGTCAGGATCAGCACGATCCCTATAAAACTCATAATCACTTAGGTAGTGTTCCTCATCACCAGCATGACCAGCGTTGTAGTAGTCGTCGCCCATGAATGTGGACTCACCCTTTACCTTTTCGAATGCAATACCCTTACGAGCAAGCAATTTCTCGAATGCCTCATCGGAGAGTCCAAACCCACCAAAGCATGTGTTAATAGCTATTTTTTTCATACGTACTTCTTTCTTAGTTGTAGTAACTTCGCTCGATATCATACGAGGTCTTAGCAAAGCTGCAATCTGAGTCATCGTTATCTCTCAAGTTAGTTGGATCAATCACAAGTATACCATTAGATTGATTTAAAGTCAATCTTGGATCAGTTCTTTCGTTAGTGCAAGAGAATTCTTCAATGCTCTTTCTGCAACACGCAAGCCATATTCCATCTCATATCTTTGCTGTTTCAGCAAACGAATTTCATTTAAACCAGTCTGATAACTGGTATACAAATCCAAGATATCTTTTTCTAGTTCGTTAAGGTAGTCTCCAACATTAACTTCTGTTACCCATGTTCCATCTTCTTGTTTTACATGACCATCACGAACACGAAATTCGTCTGTCCATCTTTCATTCATCTTGTAGTCTGGCATTGGAATACGAATGATTCCACTAATCTTAGTTTGGATTAATGCCAGTGTTTCTGTAATTGATTCTTTACCGTAAAACATTATTCATTCTCCTCATACTCATATTCTTCTTCTTTACCATTCATAGCAGCATGAATATCGCAAAGAGTCATATGCCAACCATCAGTGTAAGTTTTACCTGGATTGCCACATTGTTCGCAGGTGCGATAACTCATGCTCTCGGCAAAGTTAATATAACTCCAGTGTTTATCAGTTGCTCCATTAACGTAGAAACGAAGACCACCGAACTTTTCCTTTACCTGTACGGCAACTGGAACCTTTGCAGCTTCTTCATCCACAATTTGTTTACGGAGATCGATCTCACCCTGAGTGATAATATCACCAGAGCCACCATACAGTTTTTCACCAACTTTATCTTTGATGAAGTCGTAGCGACTCTTGGCTGAGAGATATTCACTGGATAACTTACCACAAAGAACATCAATGATGTTATACCAACCATCGCCACATTCAAAACCCCAGCACATTAAAG